TTATAGGCTTATGGCAGACTGTTTGAGTTTTCCTTCTCATTATAGTTCATCAGAGTAGATGTTGGATTTAAATTTCACTTAGAGCAACGGCGGGATACCATGTTTTTATGGTCTCCTGCTCAATCTCATCCTGTTCACATGGGATGACACGCACTTCGCTGTCAACTAATCTAACTGCTTTGCGGTATATACGGAGATTATGGAGGAGAACTTGATGGTTTGTTTGAGCCACTGTTTTAACCCTTTCGAGTCTCACGGAGCTTGGACCACCCTTCTCTCTTCTCCTCTTTTTCTCCTCTTCCCTCCTCCTCTTTTTCAAGAAGATTTGGTCTAATTCTTGATGGAACAAACATTCTATAATAAGTCTGTTATATATATTTTGGTTGGACTCCTCGAGACTAATCTCGAGAGGTTCACCCAAAAGATCCTCTGTTTCCATCCTCGCAAAACACTCGGTGTCCTTACCGAGTAGTTCTTCCATTCTTTTGGCGACGATCTCGTGCATCTCCCATTCTTTCTCTTTCAAGAAAGAACGAGGCTTATCACCTTTGCTAATCAACAAACGCATGGCACCCGCAATCTGCAGGTCGCGCTTACTGTACTCCCCAGAAGGTACGAGCCCTAGACCACCACACCATGTGGGTAGCGTCCAAGGCCCGGCATACTTACTGAGGGTGTTCTTGTTCTTATAAAAGAACATCTGATTAGCCTTGTCCCAAACTTCTTTGGGACAAGTCTCTTTAAGCTTCCGATGCACCGCCCCTAATTGACTAATATCTTTCCCCTTGAATCTCTCTTTTCTCTTCTCAGCCTCGGTTTTATTAGGATCTTCGAAGGATACACCAACTTTATCTAGACCATAGATTAGGCCCATGTTGACATAACCCTGCTGTGACCACTCAGTCCCATCCAAACGGAAGTGAACCGAATTTATAACAGCGAAACGGTCTGAAAAGTAGGTCTTACCGACCGAACTTTCTAGTCCGCCAACGCGAGTTGTTTTTTCCCAGATTTCCCGAAGCTCTTTGTTCATTGAAAAGAGTACGCAATCATCCCCGTTAACTCGGAGACGTGCGAGTGGTGTACGGCAGGTCACGGCCTTCCTCGCAACCGCATACTTTCTATCGTCCGCCAACTCTAAGGCGTAACGACAGAAGGCCGCGTTTGCAATACAGAGGAAGGGGAAGCTAATAATGCTTCCCATCAACTGGCCGGTCCGTTGAGGATGTTCGTTCCCATCGGAATCTACAAAGATGTGTCCTGTTAAACACTCCTTAGCCATCTCAATCAAACCAGGGTATAAACCTACCTCTCCCACCACGTTCAATGTCTTTGAAAGCTCATCGAGGATCGTCTCAGAAACCCACGAGTGGAGGTTATCAGTACTGGCCTTATAATCGCCAGACACTATGACACCTCCGGTGGGGTTTCTGCAAACAGATATAATATCTGAAACCTCGACAGGCCTTCCAATTAAGGCAAAGACATCTTCCTTTTGAAGGACCCCCCAAAGGAATTGCTGAAAGGGTTTTAGGACAAAGTATTTATAGCACGGGCCCTTCGAGATCACTCGGATCTTCAAAGGTTCAGCCAGACCCACTGGTTTAACCAGTGGACGTTCCTTTAATGCCTTCTCCCAACACCCCCAAAAGAGTCGCTCATAGTAGCACAACAGGTCAGTATCATCAAGAACTGTAGCCACAGCTGGCTCTTTAACAGCATCCCCCAGGTAATCCCTAAAGAAGAACCAATCCTCCTCCTCCTCACCCCTCTTCCCATATTTCACACTAAATTCTCCGTTCAGGGTTACTTCCCTCAAGGTAGCCACGGAGACCACCTTTCGTTTGAGATCTAATTCGCCCGCGA